TGTTATTTTGTCAAGTGGTACCCACTCATAGGCTATATTTTCTTGTTTTTGTTGCACATTAAGGTCAATCTCAGGCTTTCTGTTGATTAATTTAGTCAAATACACGTGAATTTGGTTAGTTATGTTGTTAAAAGTGTTAGAAAAGTCAAAATAATACTGCTCATTTGGTAAAATAATGCCTGTTTCCTCTGCTACTTCCCTCTCAAGACCCTTCTGGAGGCCGAATTCACCTCTTTGAAGCTCAATTTCCTTGATGTGACCACCAGGAAAGTCCCATTTTGTGCCTTCATCACCTCTTTTTAGTACTAAAATGTTATCATCTGCATCATAAATGACTGATTTGCCTGCCACAGCGGCATCTTTATAGTAATCATAGGGACTTTTGTAAGGCACACCGTGCTTTTTACACTCTAAAAGCTCTTCCATGGAGTCATCATAGTGTAAATCAACGTTAAGTTCCTTTAATTTTTCAATTTTTAGACCACCATTCATGTAAAAGACCCTGTCAGGCCAGAAATACTCAGTTAAACCAAGTTTGTTTAGGTGATAAGGTACATCTTGGTCTGGATATTCTTCCTCTAGGTGCCTATATCTGGATGTTACGATAAAAACTTCGTCTTTATTGCTGATGTGTTCGTTTATTTTATCAATAATTCCTTGATTATACTCTAGAAATACTGGTTTTGGTTCTTTATTTTGTTCAAAATCGATGTACGTTATTGCTATTGTGTTATCAAAGTCAAAACTTATTACATTTTTTTTATTTTTCACTTGCAATCCTCTAATTTTTATGTTACAATGTTAATGTGATGAGTTGTTTACAGTTTAATTATAACATTAGGAGGGTAAAATGTCAAGCTTTTTCTTTTATTAAATTTTATTATTAATATATTATTATTTATAGATAATATTAAAGATATATAATCAAGTTTTAGTATTTAATTCTCTAATTCTAGCTTCAGCATGCATCTGTTTCTTCATGTCTAAGCCTTGATCTAGCTTATCGAGTGCCCTTTCTATCATAGTGTGTTGTTTTTCAAGCTTATCTATAACTTTATCTTGTAAAAGACGCTCTTCTTCTTTAGCATCCTTGCGAATCTGATAGTTTGCCCACAGAAGCGAAGCGGTCCAGAGACCTAGTGGCCCATATTGAGCCAGTGATTCCATTAAAATTTCCATTTTTCATATTTCCTCCAAAATAATTAGTATGAAGATTACCACTTTTTACATGACCAGTATCTTGCCTTTGTCTTGGGCCCTGGGTTTTTACAATTATGTCGCGCTCGAAAAGATTTTCGTCGTTTTGGATTAGATTTTTTAATTCTCATGTTCTTGTCACCAAAATTAACTTTCTTCACGTTACCAGTTTTTGGATCTTTAACAAAAACTTTAAACTTTTTTACATCTCCTCGTGTTGGTTTGTTTAATTTTACTTTTCTGCCTCTATATTCTGCCTCTTCGAGCTGATCTTCGTCAAGATTTTCAAAAAATTCAAAGTCTTCCTCCAAAGCAGTACCATCTTCGTAACTTCCACCCTCAACAAGATAGTGTTCATACATTATTTCGTCTTCCATTAGGTTGATATAGTGCTGCTCAATAAGCATTATTACAAAATCTGGTGTTAAACTCATGTTTTCATTCCTCTTTTTACTTTTCTTTTGTCTGACATTTTTAGCTTTGCCTTTTCTATTTGGATTTGGATCTTCTTTACGTTTTTTACGAGCCCTTTTGTCACGATCTTTCTTGCTTAACTTAGCCCTGTCGTCAGGATCTCTACAATATGGCTTTGTTTTTTGTCCGGGTTGTTTTGCACACGGTTTTCCATCGTACTTACCACCAGCCTGAACCCATCCACCGCCTTTAAACCAATCACGAAGTGAATAGCCTTTGCTGCTGGCTCCTTTGCCATCGCGTTTGCCACCACTTTTTTTCTTTTTGACTTTGCGTTTTTTCTTTTTCTCTTCGAGAGCCTCCTGCTCTACATCAGGTCTGGTCATGTGCTTTCCTCTACTCTTCTTCTTATTTTAATTCTTATCTTTTTACCAAGCATTTTGCCCTCTTTCTTGACTTCTTTATCATCAGCTCTGATTAGGTCTCCATCTTCGTGTGTCAGGACATCTCCCATTCCATCAAGAGTTTTATCAATCTCATCTTCAGATCCTCCTGTTGCTTTTTTTAGGTTCTTCATTCCCAAGGCTCCGCCCTGTTTTTTAAACTCATCTCTAATCTCATCAGAGTCAACATGTGTGTAGCCCTTGTCAGCTAATCGATGATGATCTTCTTCTTTGTTTGCCTTTTCTGATTTTCCTGTTTTTGGATCATACATGGTATGTGGTTTAAATTCTTCATTCATTGATTCGTTTTTCCTTTTCTTTTTAGATTTATTTCCCCAGTTAGCAGCGCCAACTTTACGACACTTTACAAGAGCACCGGATGCGTATGCTGAGGGCCATACATCGTACCGAGCACGCACCTTATGATAACAAGCGTCCTTTTTTCCTTTTTTCTTTTTTACTTTTCTTTTCTTGCTTTTTTTACGACGCTTCTTTTTTTCTTCTAATTCTTCTTTAGTCATTTTTTATTTTTCCTCATGCGAATAGTTTTCTTTTTAGAAGCTTCTTTACGCTTCTTAGCATAATCATATGCTTTTTTGAGCCTTGCTTTAACCTTCGGGTCTTTTGCATTTTTATAAGCTGCTCTTGATCTTTGGTGTATCAAATTAATTATCTGCGACTGACGTTTGTGACTCTTAGATTTGAAAGAAGGTTTAGCTAAAGTTTTCTTTATTGCCGAAACAGATTTAAAACTTACGGATACTGTGTCGCTTGGGTCCTCATCAGTATACAATCGTCTACCAGAGCCCTTTGGTTTTTTACCGGTTCCTTTCTTTGGGTCTCGTTTTTTTTTACGTTCGGCAACTCTTATAGCAGTATCTGTCGCAATCGCTATCATTTTAGATTTATCCATGTCGGGATTATCTCGCTTTATTGCCTTTTTAATTTCGCCCTTCTTTCTTTTTTCGGCGTCTGTCAATTTTTTTTCTTCAACTTGACCCTCTGCCTTAACACAGTTGCGGTACCTTCTACCAAACATTTTTTTTGTTTTGCGAGTCGGATGTGTTTTGTAGCCTTTCTGACATCGCTCCTCTAAATTTTTTCTTATTTTTATTGTAATAGTTTTGCGATCTAAGCCTTCATTTTTTCTCTCACCCTTCTTCGATTTTGTTTTTTGATTTTTGCAAAACTGCTTCATTGTAAAACCTTTAGGGTTTGCACAGCTTTTTTTTCTTTTGTTTCGTTGTTTCTTTGACCAACGTTTACCCTCTTTTACTTGAGACCTAGGCTTGAATAATCCAAGGTCAACAATTACAATGTCACCGCCTAATGGGCGAAACATTGCATTTTTGTCATGCATGTCCCTAGCAGCAAGTCCGGTAAGTTGCTCTGCTTCATCTATTGCCGCAAGTAGTGATTCGGCTTGTTTCGAGACACCAGCCATTTCTCTAGAGGCACCACCACGATCTGCTCTTCTCTGCTCTGGTCTGTTGTGTATAGGTATTGGCGAGTCTTTTCTTATAAAATTCATAAAGTTTTCAACAATAGTTCCCACGTAAATTTCGTAAATGTAATCATCAGCATTTTTAAAAACTTCCAACATTTGAAGAAATATGTAATACAGCCAGACATTATCTATAAGCTCTTTTTTTGTATCAAAATCCATAACTAAAGACTGATGTTGAAATGGAATAACGCTTTCCATACTGTAAACTTGTTTCACATATTTTCTCTTACCCTCTTCAGTTTGTGTTGCGTCAAAGATACCCCTCCATAAATCTGCTAACGATTTCATTTCAGACTTAACACCAATCAACATGTTCCTTGTTGTTTCGTCTTGTATATTTTCAACATCTAATCCGCGAAACAATCTGTCAACAAAAGCGTTACGCCTGTTTGTGTCATCAAAAAACGAAAATAGTCTACGAGAAAAATCTTTGTATACGCCATAAGTAACAAGATCTTGGTATGGTTCAATTGCACCTTCTGGTCCTGCGAACAAGTCTTGGATCTCTAAAGATTCATCACCGCCTGGTGTTAAAACTTCCATAACAATAAATCCATAGCCATCTTTTTTGAATGGTCGACCATAAACCTCTGGGAAATGTTTTGCGACCAGTTCACTTTGCTCTCTTGCTTTTTGTATTGTAAAATAGTTGCTAAGCTCTTTGTTTATGGAAGCGTCGCCACCGGGAACATCTGGGCTTATAATCTTTACAGCTGCCTCTCCCCCATCAGGCATGGAAGCACTATATACTTTTCCAAATTTGCCCTCACCTAAAAGTTTCTTTATTTCAAAATTCAAACTTTTTAAAATTTCTATAGCAGGGTCTTTCACTTCTGTCCTTCCCGGCCTAAACTCATTAGGCAAAGTAATAGTCCCACTTTGTTCTAAGATTCTAATTTTCATTGCAATCACCTGCAATAATTAGTACCATTTACTGGTAATTGTACACTACTTCTATAAGAGATTCTTCAGGAGGTATAACAGTGAAAATTACAACGTTTGTAGCAGCATCATAAGTCCAATCTGACCAGATTGCCCCGTCAACAAAAACTTCAATGTGTTGATCCGAAACAGGAACATGATCAAGTTTTATTTCTTCAACCAACTGTAATTGGCTTGATGCCTGTGCAACACCCTGTGACCAATCATCAGAACATATATCGATTATTACACCGCCAAAAAAATTTGCAACGTCCATGTACTCATCGCCTACATCATTAACAGCACTAAACGTGCCGGGACATTCGCTAATAGAATTTTCTTGATTTACAATCGCCGTAACATAAATTGTTTCTCTAGCTAGCCGTATCCAATCAATAAAAGCTTGACCATCAAATCCGATACTTCTATCATCTTCATCCGAAACAAACACAATCAATAGCGCGGCATCACTTCGTAACCATTGATAAGCATCAATGTTTTGCGACATAAAAAACTTAACAGATTCAAGACCACCTTCACGATATCCCGAAACATTATTGTTTAATTGGTTTTGCGCATCAAGATCGCTATCACCCGGCAATAAAGGGAATGATGCCATTTGCAAAGCCGTAACGTAATCAGTCGAAAGTATCTCTAATCTCCAAAACACGTTTGTGGGAAGAGCATTCATCATTTGTGCCACACCATCAGCTACACGTGGCATATCGTTATTCATCGACCCAGAAGGATCAACAACCCAGAGAATATCAATGCCATTTGCGAGTTTCGGTTGCAGAACAGCTTGAACCCATAAAGGATATTGTTCGGGTACGAGGACTTCCACTTCTACTTCTACTTCTACCTCGACCTCCACTTCCACTTCAACATAGGCTGTGTCGTAAACTACTACTTCAACCTCCTTAACAACCTCGTGGGTTAAGCCCTGATCAGACCAACAGCCCAGAAGAAAAAATAATAATGCAAACATAAACAACCCTCCTTGAATAACTATTCGTCGGATTTTAGTTCGGCAATTGATTCTTTCATTAATTGCAGAGACCACCCACGAATTTTGTGTTTTACAACCATGTCTTCATCGACTATTATGAAACCGGGAAGCCCAGTAACATCAGGTCCCCATTCGGCGTTTCCGTCCAAAATGTAGGTTCCTGAACGCAAAACCCACTCAGGGTTGAGGTTATAAGCAGATGCCCATCTTTCAGCATCCTCCAATCTAGCATCCATACCATATTGATTCTCAAGCATGACACTTAAGAAAACAACATCTTCTTCAATATAAAGATCAGCTTGCTCAGCGGCTTGACGACAGTATGGACACCACTCAGTAAAATACTCAATGACTACTATTGATCCATAAAAATCATAAAGAGTGGTTGTTGTATCAGCGGCGTTTGCATATGTAAAATCACAGATGTGATCGTCTTGCTGATAAGAACATGCCTCCCAATAAATTGGATCAGGTTCAACAATAGGCTCCAGTCCAGCATCAGGAGAGCTGACAGGTTCTAATCCTTGCTTAAAACACCCCAATAATAACGATAAAAATAACATAGAAAACTCCTCAGAGGGTTAGTACCCCTTCACTAGTAACTATGTCGCTAATTTGTTTATTTACAAGCAGGTTTCATCGCCAAAAAATTTTGCAACTATCAAGGTTTTATCGATCCCATGGTTCCATTTGTTTTCTACCCTTTGAAACATCATCAAAGTAATCTAACATGTACTTATAAATTTTGTCATAATACGAATCATAAGCGATAAAATTAGTGTCTTGCAAATCTTTAAAAATATCTTGCACATTTCTATAAAAAACATCAACTACTTTTTCCATAAGATCCATCGCATCTTTGGCGGCTTGATTCATTTCGCCACGTTTTGGCAAGTCTTCAGGCTCCATGAAGAAAGGTAAATATTTTCTAAAGTCACGTTGGGCTTTTTCTTGTAACTTATCCATTATGGTAACTTTATGCGTGATGTTATCCGAAGCAGAAGCAATTAATCGAAGTTGGTATTTTTGTTTAGCGGTAAGTTCAAGTTCTTGCTCAATTTTGTGGTTATACATGGGAGAATATATTCCTGGAGTATCTCTTTCGGTATCGAATTCGGGAGTGTTCATGACCGTTATGTCTTCGTCGTCCTCTCCGTATTCGCCAATGCCCAAAGCATCCATTAGCTCCGCCGCAGATGCCCTATCAGCTTCATCTTCAGAATCCAACATTCGATAAAGTTTCATCGCAGTTGTTTTGTCGACGTCTGGATCGGCCATAAGAC